CACTCTGCCTGGCAAGAAATTCATCTACCTATTCGACCCCAACGCCATCCTATCTCTGCAAGGCCATGATGTAGAGTATGAAGAGTTCCTACCAGATAGTCTGAACCTCAGCATCAAATCCCTGTCTAAGGGTAAGGGTGATAGTAACAGTAGCCACCAAAACCAGGTCTATGTTGGTTGGGAGAAGGATTTTAACAATAAGATTCAGGGTGGATTCTTTGATAAGTTTGATGCTATCGGAATGGACTCTGCTACTACTTTCCTTGACCTAGCGATGGATCGTGTACTTACTATCAATGGTC